ATGTCTATTAAGTAGAAATAATAAAGCATTAATATATCCTATTTGATTACATAACCAATAATCACTTGCTACTTGTTCCCCTCTATTGTCTCTAAAAGCCTGTATTTCTTGAAGTGTTAATTTTTCAATATATTTTTTACTAATTTTTCTCATAACTAACAATCTAAACAATAGTTTTCAAATCTAGTATAATCTGGTTTTAAAGGTGTTAAGCAGCTAAAGCAATATCCTCGCATATCTTTAAATTTACCATCAATTATATGTGTCATTTTAAAATGATCTCTCAATTCAGCAACTTTTAAATGCTTTAATTCTGGTTTTAAACTCACAAAATCAGCTTTTTTTAATAGAGTTATTTCTTTATTCTGTATTGTCTTTTTTAATTCGTTTGTACTCATCATATAGTTTAAATAGTTTAAATTTTGGACAGTTAAGAGCATAAAAACTTATTTCATCTCGCATTTCTTTTTGTTCTTTATATGCTTTATGCTTATTGCTGTCTATTACTTCAAAATGATCTTGTTTTAATTCTGTCATAATTATAGTTTATCTCTTATTTTTTGAGCAACATATTCAACAGATAACCATGATAACACAGATTTAAAACTGTCATGATCTTCAATATATTGTGTATCACCATCATATTTTAAAAAATCTATTAACCCGCCTTTATTATTTATTATATTCCAGATTTCTTTTTTATTTCTATCATAAAAAGATTGTGGGTTTTTTATACTACTGCGATCAAAAAAATCAGTTCCATTGTTATTTGCGATCCAATCAATAGTAATTTCTTTATTTATTTCTTTTAAAATTTCTTTTTTAATTGTCATAATTACATATTATCTAAAAATGGGTCTTTAAATACTTCATTATTTTTAATATCTTTTTTAATGCCGTTGATTTTACCCTCAATCAATATCTTAATTTTTAGTTTTGTGGCGGTGTCAATATCTTTAAGTGTATTAATTTCAGTTAATAAATCTCTTAATGCGAATAATTTACCATAACGAGTTGATGATTGATTAGAATTATTAATATTTTTAGCAATGTCAAAAAACATATTTGTATCAGTCATAATTTATATTATCCTTTATATTAATTTATATACGGGATAATATGTTATTATCCCGTATATTGTCAAGTGTTAATTATATCTTTTATTCTCTAGTCTAAGTTGTTTAGACTTATCCCAAATAATATTTATTCCAGATAATATTTGTTCTAGTTGAGATTGTAATTGTTCTGGCACTCCACATTCCCAGATTTTATGTTTAGAGGCTTTTTTGTATAGTTTAAGTTCTTTTAACTTTTTGCCCTCAGGTTTATTCTCTACCTTTTGTTGAGCAATAACTTCAGCCCAATCTCTTAATTGTTCTCTACAATCTTCAGGTAAGATCCCTTTATCGTAAGAACTTCTATAATAATTATCTTTATCATATTTTCTAAATTTATGAGATAATTTTTCTTTTAACTTATTGTCTTTAACCTTGCCAAAAAAGGTTATGGCCTGTCGTTGTGCGATCTCTAATTGTTCAACGGCTTTTTGTAGGTTATTAATAACTTTATCAGCTTTTATCTTTTTTGCTAAATAAGACATAGCGATTTCAGTTTGTTCAGCTAAAACAGATTTTAATTCTAATTCAGCTAAATTTATTATAGGGTCTAACTCTTCATCGACCCGTTGTTCCAACTTTGTTATTTGATACTTAGTTGGATATTGTGTTTTACTCATGTTATTATCCTTTCATATTTATTTATTTGATAATCCCAAATTATCCCTTGACAAATAAAAGTCAAGCATTATATTTAAAAAATTATTGTCCTTGCAATAATGGGTCTATTGGTTGTTTACACTAATATAAATTTACCCAATAGACCCCAACAAAAAAGAAAGTATGAAATATAAATATAAAACACAGAAAAAATTATTAGGTAGTTCTACCTTTAAAATGGCAAAATCAAGTAAGTACAGATATTTAAGCGAAATATTACACCTTGCACCCTCTAATATAGGCGGTGTTAATATATGCGCTAGTTCTAGCCCTATATGTGTTGATTTATGCTTAAACACAAGCGGACGGGGTCAAATGAATTCAGTTCAAAAATCAAGATTAAACAAAAAATATTATTTCTTAGCTGATAGACAAAAATTTTTAAAACATTTAGACCGTGAAATAAAACTCTCAAGCGAACGAGCAAAAAGAAAAAAATTGAAATATACTGTGAGATTAAACGGCACGAGTGATTTACCTTTTGAGAGATACAAGCTAGAGAACGGCAAAAATTTAATGGAAAACAACCCACAAGTACAATTTATAGATTATACAAAAATCAAAAATAGACTACTTCAAAAACTTCCTAAAAATTACAGTTTAACCTATTCACAAGCTGAGAATAATTTAGAAGATGTTAAACAAGTATTAAAAACAAAATACAATATTGCAACGGTATTTAGAAAAAAACTACCTAAAAAATGGTTGGGTCGTAAAGTGATAAACGGTGATAAACATGACCTTAGACACTTAGACCCAAAAAAAGTTGTAGTAGGTTTAATTGCTAAAGGTAAAGCAAAAAAAGATTTTAACGGTTTTGTGCAAGATGTTTAATTTTGTGCGAATAGGTAAGTTTGGAATTCAAGCCTTAAAAATGAATTCTAGGTTTTTGTGCATTTCCCCTCACTTGAAATGCACAAGCGACAAGCGAGAAGGGATAATATGAGAAACTATATACAAAAAAATAAATGGGTTGTAGAAAATAATAAATGGGTTGAATATAAATGTTTAAAATTTAATGGTAGCAAAAATTATACAAACATTTTAATGAAAGCGTCAAAACTACCCGAAACAGAAATACATTTTTTAATAAATACATTGGAGGATATTTTAGCTGATAGAAAATATATTAAAGATGAACAAGCGACAAGCGAGAAGGGATAATATGAAAATAAATGAATGGGGAGTATTTGTTGAAAGACCAGACGGGTCTACTCACGAAATAAAAATGTACTATAATTCACAAGATTATGACGAAAAACAATTAGACACCTATATTGCAGATTTTATAAGAAATCTCCCCGAAGACAGTAAAAATATAATGCCTAATACTAAAGGTAAAATATTATGGTAAAGAAAAAATGGACAAGCGAAGAGAACAAGCTAGCGTCAATGCTAGCGTGGGTATGTTGCCACGCTGATGAAGATTGCCCTAGCGAGTATAGAACAAAACATTTTAGACAACATCTAAAAGAGGCAGTAGACTATCTGGAAAATTCTGGATGGTATGATTACAATCAACAAGCGAGGGATAAATGAAAAATTATTTAGTAAAAGCAGGACATACGACTTATGTATCGTATGAAACAATTGTTAAAGCTAACAATGAAAAAGATGCTATTAAAAAAGCAGAGAAACTTCCGATTGAAAAATGGAAAAATTTTGAAAAAGAAAATGCAGGGGACTTTGCAATTGATGATGTATGGGAGGATGAAGAATGACACAACGAGATGATGAATACATAACTAGAGATATGCTAACAAAAAATAGTTATGAAGGTAATAATTTTGCAGAAGGTAATGTAGTTAAGTATGATCTACAAAATGGTAAAATAAATGTTATTTGTTTTTGTAGTGATGAGAATGTAGCTAAAGGAATCGCAGAGGGTTTAAACTTATTAGATAATTTAGAGGCAGACGGAATAGATTTAAAATCTACAAGCTAGACAAATACTTCACACAATCTTCAAGCGAATCAACAATAGGATCAAGCAATGACAACGGAGAATCTACAAGCGCAAGCGATTGCTTACCCTCAAACAACAAGCACTTACCTTTCCACTCCACAAGCACAAAAGAATTCTTGGGATGTAGGAAATGAAACGATACTTGATGAGGGGACAAGCGAGCTCTGTTGCCGTTAGCTACTTTAAGCTCTACAGTGAAAAAGTTGCAATTACTATTATAGCCCAATAGATCGGGAGTACCAAATAAGCTAAGGTTTTCAAGTCTAGTCCAAACGATATCTTTGGAAACACTTTTAAGTTTTTTATATAATCTAGCTTCTGGCCCCATTGCATCGGGTAAATCCTTTGGTTAATAATCTCTAATATAACCAGGAGGTAAAATTAATTTTTCTTCTCGGTTTGGTTTCAATACAACACGCAAGGAAGTATCCATTGGATTATTACTTTGGTGAACTTCAATCCGTTTGATCTCCTCTAGGTATCCCTTGCTAGTCATGATGTAAATCTTAGCATCACTGACTGCATTACCTCTACGACCTTGCTGTCCTTCAGTAAACTTATCTAAATACTCTTGCAGGTGTCTAACGTACATTATTTTTTTACCACCTGACTAGTTAATTCCTCTATCACTTTTTTATAACCATGCAAGAGATTTTCTAATCTTATACATTCAGATTGATATTTTTTTAAATCTTGTATTTCAGCTCTTAACATTTTTATAACTTCTTTATAGCCTTCTATAACGTCATCTTTCATACCTTGACAATATAGGATACTTAACTTAAATTGTCAAATATGGGTGTACCAAAAAGACTAACAGAAATGCAACGCAAATTCGCTGAGTTATTAGTATTCGGTGACAATGGCAAAGCACTTACAAAGACAGAAGCAGCCAAATTAGCAGGCTTTAGTCCCAATAGATGTAGACAGGAAGGGTATGAATTAACAAATCCCAAGATACACCCTCTAGTTGTGGACTATATCGGAAAGCTTAGAGAGGAGAAATTACAGAAATATATGGTGACATTTGAGGGACATATTGCAGAGCTAGATCGTATCAAAGAACTGGCACTTAAAAAAGGATCCTTCTCATCAGCCGTAAATGCAGAAACAAACAGAGGTAAGGCAGCAGGTTTATACATTGATCGTAAAATTATTAAAACTGGTAAGCTAGAGGATATGACAGAGCAAGAACTAGAAAATAAAATGAAACAAATACTAGAAGATTATGCACCTCTGCTACAGGCAAAACAAATAGAAGGTGAAGTTATATCTTCTGAATCTTCTTCACCCATTGTCGAGGAATCATCGTCCGATCTCCAAAAGTAATACCATCATCATCTTTATCATAAGATGCAAATAGTTTTATTGATTTATTATCTTTAGAATATAACCAACCTTCATTAACAGGTCTTGCTAGTTTCATTTTATCAAATTCTTTATCAGTAGCCCAGCCAGAGTCACTGACACAGTCAATCCACTCCACTCTGACTCTCGGATAAGGTATCTCGGGAGCACTATCAGTTGCGATTCTTTTTCGTCTTTTCCTAGG